CCAAGCCTAAGGCGAGCATTCTTCTCAATATCAATGAAACGAGCAATCTGGTCATCTGTCATGCCAACAGCCTTAGCGCTATCTACCAGCTGGTCAAATATCTTGGTCATGCTCTCCTCAGCGTCCTCCATAAACTTGGTCAGCTGCTTGGCTGAACCTACCTCAAAGTCGTCGATTTCAGAGCCGATAAGTTGGCCCTTCCTCATTTCAATCAGTGACCTGTAATCGTGTAGCCTCTCAGCTATTGCTTCTGCATCAGCAGTGGCTCGCTCCAGGTCGCCCATGAAGTCATCTAGTGTTCTAGGAGCAGCAGTGGAGAAGTAATCAGCCTCAGCTCGTATAGCATCCGATTGGGCAGACAGACTAGCCACGTTTAGATCACGAGAACCAGCCAGTGCACCAGCAAAACTATCATCTATACTATCGTAACCTCTGATAAACATAGAGCCATCAATAATCTGGTCATAGAGATTATCAGATATAGCTCTATGTATATCGTGCATCTGAGCTCTGGCCTTGTTAAACCCTGCACCCACTAGCCTCCGTTGGTAGGTGAGCACATCTACATTAGACATAGCTCTAATGTCCTCAGGCCCGTTGAGGGACAGCCACCTCTCCAGCCTTTCAATGTCAGCAATATCCTTATTGGACAGGCTAGTAACATTATCCCTCAGAATGTATCTGTTCCTGGCAAGTATACCATTCACATTATCTATGGTTTCCTTGCCAAGAGGAGTCTCATACACAGCTTTGGTAAAGTGAACCTGATAGTCATAGGCCATCTGCTTGCCCACAAGGTCAGCCCACATATCATACCAGTCCTGGAAGCTAGCAAGATAGTACTGCTTATCACCTATGGATATGGTCATACCTAACTGCTTACCGCCAAAGCGAGGAATCTTCTCAGGGATGGTAACGCCTCTGGTTACTACAGGAATATTACCCTTCTTGAATACTAGTGCCCTACCAGTTTCTGGGTTCACTATAGCCTGAACTAGCCTAGTCTCACCTTTCTGGAACATTACCAAGTCATATGGACAGCCTGAGAGCTTGCTGAGTACTGCTAGTGTCTCATCTACACCGCTATAGGCTTTTGGCACTACAGCCTCAGCACCACCTAGGAAGCTCCGCATGGAGTTCTCCAGATAGTTATAAGGACCAAAGTTAGTAAATAATAGCTGGTGCTTAGCAAAAGGCATAACAAACTTCCGCTCGAAGGCCATTAGTCTAGCTGAGTGCAGTATCCTGTCAGCCACCCTACTATGCCATGATACTGAGCGACCTGCCTGCCCCATATAGGTAGTTATCGGGTCTTGGAGATTAGCATACCTGGTGTTTACTAGGTTATCAAAGATATGGTAGATAGCATCCCCAGGAGACATATTCGATACTGAATCTATTAGTCTTCCAGCTATCCCCTCCTTGAACTTACCTATCCTCTTTGCTAGTGTATTAACCATATCGTCTGTTGCCTCTTTACCAAGCTCCGAAAGTATGCGACCAGCCGCCATTCTATCACCGTTGATTACTGCCATACCTGGTATATTCACAAAACCAGTGATGGACTTGGCCAGTGTATCGTTTAGCCTAGCTAGTGATACAGTATCCCAGACAGCATCGTCAACTAGCCCTTTCAGTAGTTTAGCAGCATCATCAGCATTTCGGTAGGCAAACTCCATAACTCCAATCCCAGCTCTAGCCATTGTATCTCCACTAGTAGGATTCTTAAGAGCATATGCAGTAACATCAGCTAGCAGCTGCTGAAAGTCCTTTGTACTTATACCTACAAGCTTACCTCGAACTAACCTAGCAGCCGAGAACCTCTGCTGAGCTATTGCCAGCAGCTCCTGCATTGTACGCCTGCCAAAGTTCTTGCTCATCTGGAACAGAGTCTTGGGGATGGTGTATCCAGCACCAGTTAGCCAGAATCCAAACTTAGCTGGTGCAGCAATCACCTCCATACCAGCCTTGAAGACAATATCTGTCCCAGCAATAAAGCCTCTTTCAAACGCTGACATCGTTGTACCTATTCCTCTAGTAAACCACTTCAATCCCCTTGGTGCAGCTATCTTAGCTATCTTATTTCCTACTGCTGCTACTCCTCCCCAACCTAGCCACATCAGAGGGTCATAGGCTGAGTCCAATATCATCTTCTGCCACCAGGGAGCCTCCCACTCGTTAAAGGCTTTAGCATAGGCAGACCAGCTACTGTCTCCCTCAGATACATAGAATTCATATATTTTGGTCAGCTCCTTGCTAGCCTCGTCCTCCCAAGTTGAGAACCAAGCAGCTCCACCTGCAGCACCAATAAGCGCTCCTATGCCTGCAGCCACTGGTATACTTATACCAAGGGTAAGCGGAGCAAGTATAGCTCCTACAGTTCCTCCAGCTGCAGCTCCTAAGGCAGCTCCATGTATAGCTCCTGATACTGGCGCTGGCGTATGTACCATTATTGCTGCCGAGATTGGTCTACTTATAGTATCCCACCAACCTTGCATCAACTCCACAGTAGCCATCATAGGCTGAGTTACCATCAACTTAGCCCACTGAAGAGGTGTTAGTTCTGGTGTCTCAGCTAATAAGCTACTAGCCCTTATCATGCTCATCCTTGCTGACTCAATCTCCCACTGCCTTATCCTCTCCTCCAACCACTCATGCTGATTTTGTAGCTCCTCGTCTTCAAGTTCCATCTGGCTAAGCAGCCCCCTCACATCCTCAGCAGTCATACCTTCAGGAAGCTCAGCCACACCAAAGACAAAGGCCTTGGCTATCTCCTCTACCGTCAGTTTGTGGACTCCAGCCAGCTCAAGCTTCTCCTCCGACAGTATCTCATTCAGTACCTTGGACTGGACATCAAGTATGTCGCCCTGATAACCTTCTGGTAGAACATTCGAAAGGTGCTGCATATTGCTATATAGACTATTTAGCCATGCAGTATCAGCATCTGACAGTTCAACATCTGGTCCTGGCCCTACATACTTCAGTATGTCTGCTGCACTTTCGACAGTATACTCAGTATCCGCCAGAAGAACATACAAGTCATTCATAACCTCTACCTTCCACTTAGCCACTTTGAAGGCATCAACAGCGGCATCAAACGCAATCTGGTTCTCCTGGGTTGCCTTTTGCCTAAGCTCTTCAGTTACATAAGGCTCCATATACCTTGTTCCCCATTCTCCACCCATTATGAATCTTAGAATTTTTGCTAATACTCCAGGTTGAGAATACTCCTGAAGCATCGTGGGCTGCCTCAGCTTCTCCTCCGCCTTCTGCATCTGGCTAAATAGGCTCTGATACTCACCAATCGTTTGCTCGTACTCCCTACCAAAACCTGGGTAATACTCTAGTATCTCTACAGGACCAGGTAAGATAGGAGCTTCTTCTGTTGTTGTTACTTCATCTGCCATTATACCTCCTCAGGAACCTCAGACCCTCGGATTCTCCTTCCGCTTGGAAGTTGTGCAAGCCCTTCAGGGCGTCCGAGACCTGGAACTCGTCTGGCAGTAGGTTTCCTCTCTGCTTCTGACTCACCAGACGGGAAGAGTTGAGCCAAAGCCATGTCTGCCATCATATCGAACATCCTGCCACCTTCAGCGTCTCCATGCAAGTGTAGGAAGGCTGCCTGCTTTCTGTAATGTTGGATGAGTGCTATCATAGCATTGCTTTCATGTAGGCTAGCCTTGTCTGCCAGAATCTGTGCTCGCTCTCGCATCGGGTCTTCAATGTCAGGAAACAGCTTCCTTAGTACATAACTATAGCTCAGCTCAAACTCAGAGTCCATCATTCTGGCTGTTGTTATCCGCTGTATAAGGTCGCCAGGTATCTCTACCTCATAGTCAGCAGACACCTCAACATTCTCTGGCAACTCCTTTGGACACTTCCATCCATAAGGCTGGATGCTACGTTCTCTGATATCTGCCAAATCATCGTTGTCCATGTCTGAGAAGGCATCCACTATTGCCTGATGAAAAGGCTTCATTACTTGGTTGGCTGAGGCTGCAATCTGACTCATTACATAGGATGAGATTTGACCAGCAACAGCTCCGTGCATAGCCCAACTGACTCCGCCTCGCTGCATCATAGCTTCGAGGTCAAGCTGGGTGCTTCGTAGTTCCAGCGGTATAGGTGGTGTGCCTAGGAACTCAACGGAGTCGTCAGGACCGCCTCGAAAGATTGCTCCCCTTCTGAACACATCCTCAGGCTTAACGATAGCCTTGCCACTTCTGCTCCTCTCGAATATCCTAGGTTGAGCAGTATCTCTGAGCAGCTGTAGACTGAATGTCCACCACTTATTCCAGGTGCGATAGACATTCTCATTGGTTGCTACGATAGATTGGCCAAGTTCAGCCTTCCAGCGCTCAGTTGGAGTCTCTTGAGTCTGCACCTTCAGAGTAGATGAGTATGTTGGAATGTTGCCTTCTGTCAGACTGCCCATATCAGGCAGTCCACCAACTGGTGCTACATAGATTGGTATCCTCTTGAATCTTGTCCGCTCGTACTTGACCAGGCTATCCCCTATAACTACAGCATTCCAGACAGCAGTTATGAAAGGAAACTCATCAGATATCTCAGTCCACCAGTAGTCGTAAAGGGTTACGTTCTTGCTGGTCGTCCTCAACCACTGGACATATGGACTGCTCAGTGTCCAGCCATTTCTCTTAGCCAGGTTGACAGCCTGCAGGGAACTGATACTGTAGATGTGAGCTACCTCACTTAGCCCAAGCATAGCATCCCACATAGGGAATACCTCCATAGGATTCCAAGGTTCCTTGTAAGTCCGCTTGCCATCATCAGAGTTGAAGCTGAACATAGAATACCAACCAGTAGCCAGCATAAACCCTATGAAGGTGCGTGTAAGGCTCTGTCTCGGGTTAGTCCGCCTGAACAGAGTCTTGGCATCTTTCCAGCTGAGTTTGAAGTATCGAGCAACCTCTGCTACTGCACTAGCTATGTTGAGGTCAGCCATATTGTAATCCTTAATCCGATGAGGAATATCAGAATCAAGGAGATGTAGTACAAGGTTGTAGAGCGCCCTAGGGTCATTGCCTACGAAGGATTCCATCTTCTCGGTCTTCAAGTCATCTACCATCTCTATCAGCCTATACCACCGCTTCATGGCTTTGTTCCGAGAATCCCAGAATGTCCTCAGTTCACCGCATCTGACAGTTACTTTGTCTCTCAGTTCAATGTTGTTCATTCTTTGCTCTCCTAATGATTTCCTCTATAGCACAGTGATAGTGAGCCTTACTGAGTGCAGTACAGTTGTTACCATCCCTGTCCTTATACTCCTTATGCCAGTACACCCACTTAGCACCTGGGAAGATAGTATTCGGACACAGAGCACAGGTAAAACACTGCTGTGCTACAAATACTTCAAGGTCTTTTATATTTCTTCATGTCAGAATCCATACTGCTAAGGATATGGAGGCTATCAGCAAAGCCCATCCTATAGCCGCACCAGCAACATAATACCAGTACTCCTTCTTGACCATTCTCTTTACCTCAGCACTAGGCTTTATTCTTCTAGGCCAAGGACAGTATCCCTCACCAATTCCTATAACGTGAGTATGCCACTCTTCTGGAGTGTTAAGAAAAGTGTACAGCCACTTGAATGGAGGTATCATATTATAGCAAATGCTCCCTTCATAGAGTAGAATTCAGTTAGCCTATCAGTCCACAGGTACATACCATCATTCTGGACCTCAAAGACCTGATGATTCTCATTGGGATAGAGGATAAGACCATAACTATGCTTTGATATGTAGTCCAGAATAATTGCTACCTGATTAAGCCCGAAGTGTAAGTCAGTCATAGCCTTGAACAATATGATATAGTTCTCACAGTCAAACCTATCCTTCACATACTGAATCTGGTCAGTATTATCCCAGGCGGCTACATTGAGCATATTAGAGTGGTTTGTCAGTCGGTAGATTATGTCAAGCGGTAGCCTGACAATATCTAGCCCCATTGAGTCCAGCTGCTGCTGAACCCAGACAGTATCCCTCTCGACAACGTAGGTTATCTCAGGAGGAGGTTCTCTTGGAGCAAGTAGTTTAAGCTGAGCTACAAGCTCGTACTGCTTCTTAAGCTCCTTGCGTAACCACTCCTTGTCCTCAGAGCAGGCATCAAGTAGCTTTATAGCATCAAGATACTTAGGCCTGTATCCTGATATATCACCAAGCAAATCGAAGAACCCACAGGTCATAGTTATCCCCAATCTTCTCCCCAGCCTGCACTTCCAACATAGCCTCGTTGGACTGGCTGGGCTGACCTACACACTATTGCTATTGCTCCTGCATCATGGTGGTCATCTGCACCTACCACAAGGACACCGCTCTTTATCATAGCGTTTCTACGGATATTCTTGCACTGACTCCAGAAGCGTATGTCCTGGCAGTCGATGTGTTCAAGGTGCCTGCTGACTTCCGTTATCATGTATGGCTTTGTGGATAAGTTGGTCTGCCAGCCTATAGCCTTTACCAGTTTGCCTGTTCTTACATCCTCTCGGTAGTAGAGGTCAGGATAATCTCTAAGATGGCTTACAATATCGAGGTTGTCCTCTGGTGCTATGACTGCCCCATTGAACATATGTGCTACTTCCTTCATCAGCAATGCCATCTCCCACTCATCATAGAAGCCAGCCAGTGTAGCACAGTGCTGCATAACAGGAGGAATCTCCTTGCCGTCCTTATCTGTATATCCATCCTCAAAGTGCCAGATGTGCCCTACAGACTCCGATGTCTTTCCCTTGCCTGGGTCTATGGAAGCGATGTAGCTCAGTCCTTCCTCTACGTCATGCCAAACATCAAGTGTAGCAGACACTGTTCCTTTTGTCATGCTATCAGTTGCTGTTATGTTCAGCTGCTTTGGTGCTGGAATACACTGGCGAACTTTGTCAGTTATGATGTCAGAATTGTATGCTTGGTCTCCAGCAACAAGGAAGCAGCTCTCATCGTCCTCAGGGAACTCCTGCTCGAACAGTAGCACTGTATCTCCACTTCTACGCAGGCTAGCCATTTCTGCCTTCTTGTATCTTCTCCAGCGGAGCTTAGCCATAGCCTCAAAATCACTGAAACCGTAGGAGTGCATAAGCACCTTCATCAACAGTACTTCGTCTGATTTGAGATTCGGCAACGGTTCTACAGCATCTCCGTCTAGACAGAATGGGTCTGCAGCATACATAACATACTCAGGATGTAGATACCAGGGATAGAAGTGGTGCTTATAGACAGACTGAGCTACTGCTGTTCCTTCCTTAGCCGCCCTATACATTTCACAGAAAGGATTATCCTCACCATTAGCAGTGGACTGGATTCTGACCTTAGTACCAAGCTTTGTTGGCACACGCTGAACAGCAGAGCTGAACACCAACTCGTGAGTTCCAAGGAACCAGAATGCATACTCGTCCAGCAGTAAATTGTGTATCGCCTCACCTCTACCAATCGTATAGCTTCTGGAACTAAATATATACATGACTGAGTAGAAGTTAGTATCCTTATCCTCCCAGGTTAGCTCCTCAGCTCCCTTATGCTCAAGCTTAGGGACTGATGGAAGCTTTCTGGAGAGGAACTGGTGGTAGCGCTTAGCCTTGAGGATGAGTCGCTTAGCACTGGTCTCATCATAGCTGATGATAACTGATACAGTTCCGCTGATAGATATGTTGTCTAGGTAGAAGTCAGCCAGGTGTAGGGATGTTGCCCCTACCTGAGCAGGCTTAGTATACACATCCCTGTAGCCTGAGTTCTCCAGCATATCTAGCTGAATAGGATTCAGGAGGAAAGGTACAAGCTGTCGCTCCTTGTTCTCTATTTGCAGTAATGACTCCATCATAAGGCGTCTGTTAGAGAACAGAGCCTGCATGGCTTCGTCTTGAGATACAACCTGCAATTAGCGTCTCCTTCTACCAATAGGACCTTTACCCTTGCCTACACCTAATCCCCTACCTGTACCTCTGCTACGGATTTTACTTCCTGGACATGCTTTTGCCATTACTCACCCCTTATTCTTTCCATTCATTCTTTTAAGAACTGTGGTCATTTCCTTAAGAGCCTCAGTATTCTTCTCCCTAGAATCTTGGTCTCGGTTAATTATCTTGTCCATTCTATCTTCCATGAATACCCTGTCCTGACGAAGCTGGTCTTCACTAGCCTTCCTATCTCGCCTGTAGAAAAAGAATGCTGTTATCCCGAATACTGCACCCACACCAAGACTGCATACTGCTTCTATAATGCTATGTTCCATTATCTACTCCTTGTCCTTACAGCCCTTGCTGCTCTGCTAGCAGTTGGTGGTTTGCTGTAACGCTGGCGACTTCTTGTTACTCTACCTACACTTCGTCTCTCCCTGATGCCCCTGCGGCTCATCTGTGCTCTGCGGATGTTCCGCCTGGAAGCATTGATTACTTTAGCTGTTACTGTTCTTTTGTATCTCCGTAACGCCATCTGTTATCCGAACCTTATCAGTTCTGGTAAACTCAATCTGCCTAGCCTCCCTGATTTTATCCTGATTCTTCATAGCCCAACGAGCAAAGTTCCAGTCGTCACTTCCTACTCCCTTCATAACCTGCTCGAGTATCTGCAGCTGCTGTGGAGTATAGCCTGAGCGAAGTTTAAGCAGATAGTCATGGTCTTGCTTAGACAGTATCTTGTCCTCATCCAGTGCAGCCTTCAGCACCCTATAATCCTTCTCCAACACCATTCTGAAGTTGCGGAAGAAGTCTAGCTCAATGTATTCCTTGCTAAGCTCCTTGCGGATTTCAGGAACTCGAAGCTCTATGTCACTGAAGCTCTCATCCTGCCGCTGCTCATCCAGCCAATCGACTTTCAGCCCTAGCATATAAAGAGCTTCCTCTGTGTTGAATCCACAGGCGAGGTAGCCCATGTATCTTGCTCGGTAGTCGTCCTTACGCCAAGGAATCAGCGTAGTAGCAATAGAGACTTCCTTTGGAGTGTCAGAGCCTGGAGGCAACATACCCGTTGCACTCATAGTAACAGTATACCATGACACAGTCATTATGTCAAGGATAATGGCAACATATGATTATTTTATTACATAGTGAATAGTAAGGTTGACAATAGTTACTGGATGTGGTATAATAGTAGTTATTATGAAATGTAGCAGATGCGGAAGAGAAAACCTAAGTGCCAAAGAGCTAGCAATGCATAACAAGTATTACCATAAGATAACTGGTGAGCAGCTCCAGGTTGTAAGTGGAGTATGTCCTGAGTGTGGAACGACTCTGCAGTTCCAGGAGGGTTGTGTAGTCTGTCCTGCTTGTGGATTTAGTAAGTGCGGCTAAGGAGGAATAATGGACACTTCAGAGACTTATATAAAGATGTGTGAGAAGGCGGAGGAGATACAGGGAACTAAAAGTGATTATTATGAACGTAAAGAATTATCTAGCTATGCTAAAGGCGTACACTGCATTGTTCATCGTAATCCAGAATACTCTGACTATTACCATATTGGGGATAGTATCAATAAGGGAATTGAATATGCTGTAGAGATAGTATGGCTTCCCCGCCAAGACCAGTTGCAGGGTATGTTAAACGATAATATAAACCAAGTGGTTAAACAACAGGGCATAGATAACTGTCTGCATTTTGTAGATATAACCCAAATGCTATCAATGTCGTGGGAGCAGTTGTGGCTATGCCTAGTGATGCTAACTAAATACAATAAGACCTGGGATGGTAGTGATTGGATATCTGGCTAACCGTCTGCCGAAAGACTGTGCCTGCCTGCTCTCACTGTGGAGAGCCTATCAAGCTTGGCTCAGTCATGGTAGCAGGTAGATTATGGAGAACCTCAAAGGAAGGAGGTGAGCCAAGACGATGGGTAAAGAATTTCAGATGGCACGCTCAAAAGGTAATCGCAAGCCCAACAGACGAGTCCAATCAGATAACGGTCTGCTGTTGGCTGGAAGCGGGCCTCGCCTACCTGGCAACACACCCACCAGTAGAAACAAGAGGAAGAAAGCTGCTACAACTAACAAGAAAACAAAAGGAAGAGCGGTTAAAGATACTCCGTCAGCGAGCACGGTTGGTGCAGAAGCTGAAAGGTCTGATGCCAGACAACGGAGTACCGCTGGACGAGAAGGACATGAAGGAAGTGATAAAGATAGGCAGCCAAATCGAGGGGCTAAAGGAGCGGATAGAGTCCCTAGGCGGAGTGCCAAAGAGCTGGGCATAGAGTGGATAGGAAGTTACTGCCAGGACAGCAGTCCCCACTACCTGATAGGAATACATAAGCTTGATGGAGGTAGTTTATTTAAGTGCAAGTACTGTAAGCGTCATATCTGGCTACCATACCTGATTGAGGATGCTTCTAAGTTCGGTGCGTCAATAGACTACCTAGGTGCTGAGGATGCCTACCACAAGCTGTTAGACCAGCACCCTGAGGCTAGAATGTTGGTAGCCAAGTTGCAGGATTTGTGGTATGCTAGGCAGAGGATTACTGATATGGATGAGTTTATGATGTTAGTGATTTCTGTTATGGAGGATAAGGAATATGACCGAAGAGAGAACAGCGAAGGAGACGAACGATAAGGAGGCACCATGCTAACTGGACTAATCAGTAAGCAACGTGTAATCGAGCATGGCAGCATAGAGGCTGCCCTATCCGCACAGATGAAGACAATACTTCCTATATGGAAGCCTATACTTATAACAACTACCAAACAACCTAATAGTGACCATTATCAAGTGATATATGAACTTGTATTGCCAGGAACAAAGTACAGGTATAAGTAGAGATTTTCCAAACGGATAATCTGCGTCTACCAGTAGTATAATTCTATACACACCAAACTCGCCTGACCGTATGGGTGGCCTTTGTTCTCATATGACATAGTGGTATATGAGTTGTGAGCATGGTAAATAATTATTCAGGATTATATCACATAGCATACCCGAACATATGTGCTACTTGCTGGCATGGAGCAATCCGAACATATGTTCTATTGACAAACCATGCTCAATATGTTATAATGTATGTGCTCGTGAATGGTACGAGCATGGTACATTAAAAATTGAATACGGAGGTGCATATGGCGAAACCCAGAACCATGCCACATCCATTGACGGATGAGCGTGGAGCGCAAATTTATTTTATGCGACGAGAATTGGTCAAGATTGATGATGCGTTATGTAGAATGATTTATGACCAAGATGGCGAGCGGTTGCCACACATATCCCAAGAAACATGGGATTTTGTATGCCATACCATTGACAAGGTAAATCGTTATATATAACCATAAGAACAATCCCTGCGCTACCATTCAGCGTGGGGATTTTCTTTGTTCTATCATTAGCACATATGTTCTACTCCCTGCCAGCTAGAACAAATGTTCCGAACAAAGGTTCTTATGATTTTCGAGAACATTATGTCATCTACCCCTTGACAAATCAGAACGGGTGTGATACAATTATATCACGATGAGAAAATAAACCACGAATCTCATCCGTGCTGGCAGTGGTAACAGCACAGCACTTTAACAAATACACTTTAAGGGAGGTGTTATAATGCCAAACGGCAAGAAAAAGGAAAGCGTCACGCCTGAACCAATCACACCAGAACAATCCGCACCAGAACCTACCAAACAAGAACTAATGGCTCAACTCCAGACCGCATTGACCGCTGGTGATTACAAGGAAGTCACACGAGTCAGTCGGTTGATTGACCAAAAAGAGCGGGCTTCGGAAAAAGCGGAACTGGAAACCAAACGGAAGGAATTAGAACAAATGTCCGAGTCCGTCAAAGCGGTTCTGGTTGAGACCGTCCAACCAATGGTTGATTCTGGACAACTCGACAAGGCGGATGGTATCTGGTTTGCATGGGACTTTGGAGAACCAGCACCGTCAGTTCGCCTTATGAAAACCGCAACCAGAACACCTCGTGCAGGCGGAGGTGGTACGGGTAAGAAGTTCGGTGTTAGCACCGACTCACTTCTGGAAAAATACGGGGCAGAACCGTACAAAGAAACAGGCATGACCTTCAAGGCGGCCTATGATAGCAACACCGATAAGAACTGGAGATATGCTATCAGGCAAGCACTACTCAAAAAAGACGGAATCATCTAAGAACAGTTCACATGAGAACAAGGGGAGCAGTTGCCACTCCCCTTTTCTTTTGCTCAGAAACTGAAAGGTAAGACCAGAACAGTAGGAGTTACTTGTTGCATGGTGCAACAGACGAGTTGTTCATATGTGATAGTTCAGTACATGATTATGCAACAGAAGGTTGACATACAGTTGGGAGTATGGTATAATGTATGTATGATGGAAAATCAGAAAGGAGGTAGCCAATGGCAAAGATAGGGAACGAAACAAAACTCATCCTAAAACTAGCCAAGGAGCGCCATCAGAACCTCAAGGACAGTCGCACCCAAACTCCCAATGAGGACTATCAGCAAGGTTACCACAGGTGCTTCGATGATGTGTGGAGGATTCTGGATGAGATAGTACTCAACCTGGAAAGCAAGTAAGATGGAGGTAAGCAATGAACGATAAGACCACTGAACTACATAACACTGGCAAACTGCACATAGGGCCTAAAGAAACAACGCTACAACTCAGTGATGGCTCAACACTCAAGTTCCTACCGAGTACCATAGAGGTTGAGTTAGACGATGGTAGTGTAGATAACATGGAGTATATAGTTGATGCTTACAAGTGCAGCATATATGGGGGTGTATAATGAGCATCCGTAACCTATTATCACCAGACGAGCAACAACGAATCAGCAATTCAGACCGCAACTATCTCAAGCGGAAGTTGTCTGAGCACTGTATGCTGAGTCGCATCCTCAACAAGCCAGTCAATCAACGCCTACTACACGAGTTGCAATGTCTTCTGGATAAGCAGCCACTGCCTAGACAGAAGTCAGGACAGTTCACAAGGGGGCAGGTCAGTAGGTTGACCGATGGAATCAGGCGACCATGTATAGTGAGGAAGATGACTGATGCAGAGATGGTGAGGTTTGGAGTAAGGAGGTAGCATGAGAGTCGCAGTATCAGTCACCAAAGTATTTGAGGTCGAACAGATGAGCTTGGGAGAGTTGGAGCAACAGTTTCAGGAGCAGTATGATAAGGAGTCCAACACTCATGCAGAATGTCCTATCGACTGGTATGACATAGAGTCCCAAGCAGAAGTATGGAGCTTTGCCATACTAGACGATGTGTAGAATGGAGGTAACCAATGGCATTTACTGAACAGGATAGACAAGCAATGGACAATGCTGCTGCAGGTGCAGAGAACGATGCTGCTGAGAATGTACCTGAAGAAGCATTGAATGAGGTAGCCAACTGGTGGAAGCGGCACTACCTGAAAGCGGGACACAAGAGGTTAGCAAGGGTGCTGCTACAGTATGCCAGTAAGGAGCAGCCATGAGATTCTTCATCGAACGAGAACAAATAGCACGGCAGGCAGCACAGAACCTGATAGATGCAGGTGCGCTGGCACAGTCCGAGGTCAAGGACTTTATGTTTACTCTTGATAGGTTGGATGCTAAGGACTTGCTGGCAGTGCTGCTGGAGAGCCATGAGTTGAAAGAGGAAGCAAGGACAGGCAATTCTGTCAGGTCATACCCGATAGATTATATGAGGATGAGTAGCAACTAATAAGGAGGTGAATAAGTGAAAATCAGCAGAACGTGCGACAAGTGCCAGGGTACTGGCAAAATCACTAGGGAGTTATCAGCAGGAGACATTGTTGTTCCAAGAGATGGTAGTGGTATGCCTCAAGGACTCCATCATGTACTATGGAACGGGCTCGGTTCTATTCCATCGTTTAATCCTGTAAAGATACTACACATAGAAGGTAACGCTATGTTCGTTACTCCTGTGGACTGGAAAGGCAAGTGTTATGACACCGAAACTTACTCCGCTCAGTCATGGATGGAGATTGATGGTAAGGGAGTGGATGGGTTCTGGATATATGCTCCACACTGTCATCTAGGCATATGACTGCCAAAACATCACAAGAAAAGCAGCGCCTTAAGTACCTCCTCTGGCGTATGATTGAGAAGTACCAACCGAACTGTTACTTCTGCAAGCAACCATTTGTTAGGGATGAGGTACTGCCTAGCCGAGGTGTTGATGGACTGACCGAGCATCATATAGACGGCAATCATATGAATATGAGTCCAAGCAACTGTGCCCTTGCACATAGACGTTGCCATAAGGCACATCATGCTAAGGATAATATAAACAGGAGGTAGCATGGAGGCACTACATAACATACAGCGTTACTGCCACAACTGTAACTTCTGGCTGTGGGATGAGAACATCATCCTGCCTGATGGCACTATCGCCTATCCAGGCCATTGCGGACTGTACTCTACCAAGTGTATCAATGCTGTAGCAGACGGAGACACTTTGCCACCGCCTAACTATCTATCTATGGAGGAAACATTTGAAGAGCCGCAAGAATCAACAATCAACTAGTTGGGAGTTACCACCAACTGCCAGGCAGACCGCTGCGATTACTAGGCTTGCTATGCAGCTTGGTATTAAGGAGTACATAGAGGACACACCATCCAACAGAAGGGAAGCAAGGCAGCTGATATATGACCTGAGGAATAAGAGGGAGCTTAGACAGAAGAATGCCAGTAAGAAATGATGGTGTCATCTGCCGAGAGTGTGGAGGTAGCGGCTGTCCTGCCTGCAACCAAACAGGCTACTCATATACAAGAAGCAGTGAGCTACACTCTGAGGCACAATTTGCTGACATACCTATAGTCCCTATGCCTTATGGTAAGATACTGCCAGACCTAGCCGACTGCTTCTACATCAACGAGGGTAAGTCAGAGCCAGGTGATGATTACGATGATATTCTAGATGAGAAATATCTCTGTCCTAACTGTGGCTCTGACCATGTAGTTATATTAGACAAGAAACACAATCCTGATGTAGCCGAGGAGCAAGAGATACTAGCAGAAAGATTCTTCTGCATCACCTGCCAGGATAGCTGGTGCTACGAGCGAGAACACTGAGAGGAGGTAAGTATGGATGAGTTAGATGAGGTCGAGATAGCTCAGATATTATTCGATGATGCTGAGTGCAGAGCATACGAGTCGGAGATGATTAATGGTGCCTGAGA